GCTTCGACCGTCTTGCGGAGGTCGTCGCGTTCAGCGGTAAGGGAGACGACAGCGGCCTCGGCGGCCTTGAAGCGTTCTTCGATGGTCATATACTATTGCGGGGTGGGTAAGGTTATGCGTCTTGCTCGAAAGCCACGAGGGCTTCGGCAAAGGATGAGGCTAGGCCGGTGATCAGGTTCTTGTTGGCGGCTTCGCGGCCAGTGAACACTTGGCCTTCCATGTCGTCGCGGCTCGCCATCGAGCGCTTGCGGAGGACCGTCTGCTTGAACTCTTCATGCATGGCTTCGATGGTTTCGTTTTCCATCTCGCGCATCTCATCGGTGTAGCCTTCGCCTGCGATGTTGGGGGCCTTGTACTTACCAGCACGGAAGACCTCGACCTTGATGCCCATGTTCTTGAAGGCTTCTTCGTAGGACTCGTCCACGGCGATAACGCCGATGGAACCCACGACCGCAGAGGGGCTGGCATAAACGTAGTCAGCCTGCGACCCGGTGTAGTAAGCGCCGGAGGCCATGAGCTTGCGGGCATAGGACATCGTAGGCAGGGGGATGCTGGCAATCTTGTCGGCGAGTTCGGGCGTACCGACCACCGTGCCGCCGGGCGAATCAATCTCAAAGGCGATGCGCTTGACGGCAGGGTTAGCGAGCATCTCGTCGATAGCGTCGCTGATGTCGCCCATGTCAGAGGCTCCGGTCATCTTGTCAAACTTGGTCAGGCCCATGGCAAGGAAACCCTGCACCTGCACGACCCCAGTCCCGCCCTGGGTAACGTAAGGCTTCACGACAGGGTTGAAGAACATATCGAGCACGCCGTCGATAACGCCGTACTTCTCGGCATACTTCAGATGGTTCGCGGCCTTGATCGGGTCGCAGAGCATCGGTTCACCGGACAGGCCATCAATGATACACTTCATGGGGTAGAGGGGGGAGGAGGTAGGTCGAGGTTGTCGGCAACGTCAGTAGGAGTCTGGCTGGACGCCTGTCCCTGCTGGAGCCAGTTGAACTGCGATTGGTAGAGCATCCAAAGCGGCAGGCCACGGTCCTTGGCTTTCTGGACGCGCTTCTCAGCTTCGACCGCTAGGGCTTCCAGCGTGTCGTCAAAGGTTACGCCCTTCTTGCCTAGGATGGCAGCGGCGGTGGTCAGACCCATCTGCAGGTCGGCACGGTCTTGAGAGGCTTCGCGGCCAGCGTCTACGGTGATGTCGCGGGGCGTGATCCATGACTTACGGTTAAAGTCCGGGTCATCGGGAATCTTGCCCTTGGCAATACCGTCAGCGATGACGAAGTCGTAAACGCGGTCGAGGCTGTCGATGAGGATGGATTGCCATTTTCCGGCCCATCGTGACACACGCCCGGCGACCAGTCTTACTGAACTGCCGCCGAGGACGCCAGGGGTGACTTGGTATTCGTAAGGGAGCAGACGGACGATGTCGCGCTCAATGGCGGTCATCATGCCCATCCAAGCAGCCGAGGGGCGGGTCTGAGCCAACTGGGTCAGGTCCTCGTTGGTATCGACCACCAGCATCTTGCCACCCATCTGGCTGGCAATCTTCTCGCAGGAATTAACATCACCGGAGAACTTGGCGGCTGGGTCGTCTTGCAAAACCCCGCCTTGCTTTTTGAGGATTAACGTGTGGTCGGCCCCAGTGCGAGCGGCCCTAACCTCTAGGCCGAAGACCTCCAGGTGATCTTGGACAGAGTTGAGGCTAGACTGAAGCACGGCATACCCGCGCACAGCTGAGGGGCGGTCGTACTCCATAATCTGAAGCATGGCCGAGGCGGGGACATAGCGGTCTTTGCTGGCGTCGCCAACATAGACATTCCAGCCAGTGATTTCTCCAAAGGTTCCTAGGTACGCTCCGTCTACGTTGGCGTTATTGAACGCATCACGAGGAGTTCCGACGCGGTGGGCTTCCAGAATCTGCACGGCTGGAACCCCGGTCTGCGGGTCGTTGGTCAGGATGCCGAAAGAGTCACCGTCGATAATCGCACCAGACATCCACATGGACTGCAGCTGGCCGAGGTTATAGCGCCGGGTTAGATCGCAACGGACAGACCAATCGCGGAAATACTTATCGTAGGCCGCAGCGGTCTTGGGGTTCTTAGCCAGGGACTGAGCCATGAGGCCGTCACCGACAGAGATTAAAACAGCCTCGTCCACGCACTGCTTGTAGATGGGACTATTACGAACAGCCCAGCGGGACTTTGCCATCATTGCCGTCCGGGTCGCAGAGTTGACCTCGGTTCGCTGGTCAGCCACCCCGCCGATAAACAGCATACGGCGAGCGCCGGACTGCGTCGTACTCGCGAACTGCGAGTAGGATGCCGAAGGCTGACTCTTGGGAGCCTTGGTTTTCTTGGCTGATTTCTTGGGGGGCATTAGAGGTCCACGCGGTTATCCCAGTTGACTTGGATGGAGGTGTGAGCACCGCCATAACGTGAACTGTCGATACGTGATAAAGCGTAGTTAATCTCCAGAATCCGCGTGGCGGGAGGAAGCCCGAATTGTTTATTAACACTCGTGCCGGAATCGGAATATGACGTGACAGCCAATCCGAGGTCAGCAAGGGCCTGCGCCTTGTATTGCAGCAGGGTATCCTCCGGGACGCCGACGTAAATGCCTAGGGCGCACATATACTATTGCGGAATTGGTAAGGTTTGAGGCTCGTCCCTACCAATCAGCCCCCAGCGTGCCGCGATGAGCATCCCCAGAAGTTCACAGTCTAGGGCGTGGTTATGCTTAACCCCTTGGCGTAGACGCCAGATAGGCTTACCCGCTTCCTTGGTCCTGATTTCGGAATCGAGCTGGGCGATGTATTCGGGCAGAGCATCACGAGCAAACGTGAACACTTTCCGCGCGCGCGTACCCCAGAATAAATCCTTACCGCTCAAGTTCGACCATACCACCAGCGTCGTGGGGTTGCGGACGCCCGGCACATGGATGGCGGTTGGGGTGTTGTAGAAGCGACGCACCGCGTCACCGGCCTTCGTCTTCACGTTGAAATACTCCTGGCCTGAACCCTTGGCACACTGCCAGCCGCGAGAGGCGCACTGCTTGTAGACCTCCTGCGTGGAGTTACCGTCACCAGAGTCCACCATGACGAGCTGCGGGTGGACGCCGTGCTTGGCCGCTAGGGCATCAATCCCGCTCCAATCCGTCAGGCCGTCGGTGCTCATAACCTTGCCGAACCAGACGAGGCGGCTATGCCCGGTACGTGCCCACTGCCTGAGACAGACCCACAGGTGGTCGCCCTGACAATCGATAGCCATGGTTAGGAACTTAACCGAGCCATCAGGGGCGTCGGCCTTGTCCACGATCTGACCGCGTGGGCCGATGTAGGCCACGGCTTCCCAAGGGTCTGCCATGGCGTAGTCAGAGGACTCGGTGCTTACCACCATCGCTCCGGTGTCATCGCTCCAGGGCTGGGCGAGATACTGGGTCTTAAAGATTTTGCGGGGCGTTAGGTCCCCTAGCTCAGCGACCTGTTTCGCCTTGATGGTATCCACGGCCAGAGACCCCCAGCTAGTAGACGCCAGAGCGTTGACGTGCAGGCCGACATACCCGGCTTTCTCGGCGTGGCCTGTAGCCACAAACCCGGCGCCGCGCTCGACCTCGTTGCAGATCGTCCGTACCTCGTCGTTGTCCTCAAGCCGCACCTTGCACTTGGAGCACTCGTAGGTCGTGCCGTTTTGCACGGCCTCAAGGTCCCAGCCGTCAATGCCCTTAGCCCCTTCAGGGAATCTGATGTAGTCCCAGAGCCACGGTTGCCGATGCTGGCACGATGGGCAGACCATCATCCACTGACGCTGGTCGGTCATCAGGTAGAACTTCCAGAACTCAGCGCCTTGACCTTCGATGTCCCCTGGCTGGCTTTCGTAGACGGCCTTACTAGCGAACGCAGCCGCCTTTAGTCGGCTCATGCTCATGGCAATCGCACCGTTAGGCCATTGCCAGATTTCCGAGCCGAGGACGTACCGGACGTGCAGACTTTGCAGGTGCTTCTCGGTTGAGGCCGATCGGTTGTGAATCAGGCAGCCGTCCGCAAACCGTAGCGTCCCTGACTTATCGTTATCGTCGGCGCTCATCTGCGAACGGATATCCGCGACCTGCTCGAACAGTGGCCGCAGCTCATTAAGGGTGAACCCCTTGGCCTTGTCCTGAGAGTCGAGGTAGATAGCCATCGACGCCCGGCGGTTCGCCATCAGGTAAGTCGCAATCAGTTTCAAGGTCAGCGTCTTCCCGCAGCCGATTGCCCAGGGCATGAACATCCGGCTTGTCGTCGGCGCGTTGAATATCCGCACGGCCTCACCAATCCACGGCCAGCGCTTAGGGTTGTACCCGCCGTCGAAGACCCCAGCCGGAATCTTCTTAACGTTCTCCTTCAGGTACGCAACCGGGTCACTCAAGGCCGATGGCCTTACGACTGTCAGTCCCTCCTGGAACAGCTCCTCGGCGTTCATGCCTTTGGCTCCTCGAACACTCCGGCCACCCGGGCGACTTTCTGCCGCGCGTCTCTTGCCCAATCGGTCAGCACGCCGATGGCCTTGATTGGGTCCTTCGGGTTGCAGTTCTCACCGCACTCTGAGCCAAGCGCGTCAAGCCGCTCGACGATCAGGCCAGCCAGACGAAGCATCGCCTCTCGCGCTTCAATCGCCGGAATGGTCTCCCGGGCAACCTCCGCACGGCGCTCTTGTTCCTCACGCAGCGCACAAGCCTGCTTCAGACTCTGGTTATAAGTGACCTGATAGCGGCCAGCCTCGGCATCGCCCTCGCGTAGCATCCGCTCGTACTTCTCGCGAGCGAGCACGACCAGGCTCTCGTGCTTGGCGAT